AATATCGAGCCGTTGCCACGTAGGACTTGAATGTTACCCTCTACAGCGGAGATGTTATCCGGGTCCACTAAGGTAACTGATGTACCCCGGTTCGTGCCGCCACCGACGACCACCACCTGAAGCTCGCCCAGCGTATCGACTGGATCGGGTGCGGGCGGAGGCAGTGGTCCAGCCGGTGTAGCGAGCACCAAGCCCGGCATGGCGAGATTGAGAGCAAGAGTTCTTGCCATTACCGTATGCAAGCAAAGAGATTTGCCGCGTCGATGGTCGATGCAATCACCCGCAGAAACTCACCGGGCAGGAACGAGCCGGCGGCCATGGGGAACACGTGCGGACCGTGACCCGCTACAGTCATGACGGTGACGTTGCCCGCTGCCTTGGCGTACAGGCCGATGGTGTTGTCTGGCAGTTCGGCGTTGATCACGACCGTCTCGTAGGTGCGGACGAGACCGGATATTGGACTATTGCCGTAGAATCTGACGCCTGCCATGGTGGACTCCTATTGGTGTCTGACGATCAGTCTGCGGGCAAATGGGGCGGGTAGACCATCCACCCGCCCCGACCTACCTACCCAAGCGTGTCGTAGAACAGGAACCCGCGGTTCACGTCCACGATCTGAATGTCGAAGTCCGTCCGACATTCGTAGAGACGACCGATCCGCTCATCGCTGTAGTAGGAACGGACGTTCATGCCGCGCACCGGGGTGATGCCGGGGCTGCGGAACTCGAAGATCGAGACGGCGACTTCGGCTTCCATGGTGCTGGTCGGACCCTGCACGCACAGGAGAACGTTGTCGTCCTCTGGGAAAGCGAACTCCTCTGCCAGTCCGTCCACGCTGGTCCGGCGAGGATCGTTGGCAACGCGCACCATCTGGATCCCGAGAACCTGCGCCACCAGTGCCTCGGTGACGACCTTCAGACCGGTGTCCGCCAGGCGCTCCACGAATTGCGGGTGATCCTGGATGACGTCCCACACCCGACGACCGAACAGCGCGTGGATGGGTCGTCCACCCCCACCGCTGTTGGCTTCCAGAACGCGGATCTGCTCTCGGATGTCCTCGATGGGAGTCGAGTTGTCCGCACCCCACTTGGTGGTTGGGGTGGTAACCCGAGTTCGACCCCAATTGGCCTCGCGGCGGTCGGTGCTGAACACCCGGTTCACGAACCGCTTGTTGAGATTCAGCTTCGCCTGAGTGAGCAGCTTGCGCATCGCCCACTGTGCAGGGTCGTCGCCGATTGCGAGAGCCTGTGACCGCAGCCGNTCTCGAACCAACTCTGCAGGNGGTGCATACTCTTCGCAAGCATACACGCCGGTGTCGGTTTCCGAAACCTGCACGGGAAGGCGACCGTCGTTGCCGACCTTCTGGGCCGCATCAGCGTCGAGAATCTCTCCGAGCTTGCGCTTGGAGTATTGCCCGGCGTTGACCGCCACCGGAACGACCGACGCCACGTCCATGGCGAACGGCATCCCCGTCATCCCCATGTAGGTGATCACATGGCGGATCAGGGACTGGTTGGTGTTGAAAGCGGGCTTTGCGAGAGCCATCTGATATTCCTCCTACCTTTGACTAGTGGTCTTGGGTGGTTGTCTACCCAGGCACTAGATAAGGATTGCTGGAATTTCCTGGTTATCAACACCATCCACGAGTGCCTTGACAACCTTGTTCGCTGACGCTGGGCTGAATTCACCCCCGGCGAGAGTGCCGAGTAGCTGACCTGCCTGGGCCGCTGCACCGAGCTTGACGGTGACCAATCCACCTACGATGACGGTGACGTCATTGTCAGGGTTGGCATCGGCAACGGCGTCCATCGTCACACCGAGGACACCTTCGGCGTTCGCGCCGGCCGCTGCGACGGTGCCCGCGCCGGAACGGACCACTGCACGCCACTGTGCGATCGCGGCGCTGGCAGCGTACACCCGACCTACAGAATGCTGACCGATTACTGCAGCCATGCTCATTCTCCTTCTGGCTTACCCGACTCGTCACCTTCTCCACCCGTGGGAGCAGGATCTTTGTCAGGTGCCTCTGGCTCACCCGACCCGTCGCCGTCACCNTNTCCGCCAGTAGGATCAGGATCTGGGGTCGGTGCCTGCGTAGCATCGTCAGCCTCGAATTCGGCGACGATTGCCTTGAGCTTGGCGATGAGTTCTTCCCGGTCACCGCCACTCGACCGACGCAGCTTCCGTGTGACTTCACGGAGCAACGTCCTGCTTGAGATGATCATGTTCAAGTCTCCCGTTCGTCAGAAGTGAGTAGAAAGTGGACTACGACACGTCCGCTTCGTACTCCGCCTTGACGTCTTCGGTGTCAGCCTTGTGGGCCAACTCGGGATTCGCCTTCCGAACTGCCATCAGCGCGTCGCCGAGGTCCGAATGCTGCCCCGTGGCAAGCTCCGCCTGNGCCTTNGCCATCAGCTTCTCGGAGGCAGACACGGTGACAACGCCGCCCGACGGATCGCCCGCTGCAGGCGTCGCCCCGTGGCCGGCAGGCGTCCTCAGTCGATCCTTTGCGAGCTTGGACTGCGCATCGGCCTTCCGAAGCACGCTCAGCACCAACTCACGTGCCGCCTCTGGCAGCTTGTTGATCTCCGTGACGGCCGACGTCAGGTCGTCCTGGCTGATCGTGAGGCTCGGCATCGACGCGGCGATGGTGGCCGCTGCTGCCTTGGCGTCCTTGGCGGCACCCTCTTCACGCAGTCGCTTGATCTCTGCTTCCGCCGTGTCGGCACGAGCGTTGGCGTCTGCGAGTGCCTGAGCGTCAGCTGCTTGCTGCTCCTCGATGGTCATCTGCGTTCTCCTTTTCTTACAAGCCTGCAACCAGGCACTACTTCCANTTCCCTGCGAGAAATTGCTCGTAGGGCATCACCTTGTCTACAGCGCCGGCTGCCATCGCCTCATCGCTGTCGAGCGGTGCACCCCTGCCGAAATTCTCCTGGATATCTTCGAGCTTCATGTCGCGACCCTTGGCGACGGCCTTCTCGAATTGCTTGCGCATCTTCTCGATGCGAGCCTGCATGCGCTTCTTGGTGTCTTCCGACAGTGGCTTCCAAGGCGAGAATTCCGTCTTGCGCTCCGGAGAGCCGAATTCTGTGACTTCGATACCATCCTGCTCCAACTTGCCCGCGAATGACACGTGCATCGCCTTGACGCCGACGCTCCCCGTGGTGCCACTAGGCATCATGAAGACGTAGTCCTGCTGCGACGCGAGGTAGTATGCGGCGCTGCAGGCGAAGCGTGCGAACGCGACCGTCACCATTCTCTTGCGAAGGCCGTACAGCGCGGCTGCTGCTTCTGGGACGCCTTCAACTAATCCACCTGGAGAGTCATACTCCACGATGAGTGTCTTGATGTCATCCGGCAGCATCCGTGGAAGCGACTCAATGTCTTCAGCGGCCGTCTCGTATCCAGCCCAAGTCCAGAATGACCGCGTTGGGACGACGACGCCCCTGACGCCGACCCGTGCCACGCCGTTGAAGATGCTGCACATCAGGTCGCCGATGTACATGTCCTTCTTTTCGCCGTAGTCGTCGCCCGCTGCGATGGCCGCGTCCCGCGCTTCACGCTTCGCCTTGAGATTCTGCAATTCGTTCGCATGCGGTGCCAGATTGAGCAGTGCGGCGCGAGACTCCTCAATCGACACGATGCGAGTATTTGCTAGATCGTTGCGCTCAGCGGCGGTGAGTCTTTTGGCAGACATTACAGGGTCTCGTCGTCGTCATCGTCGGGTTGCGATTCCGGCTCAGCGGGTGCTTCGGACGTGGCCGCTGCATCATGGACTAATTCCGCAACGCTACCATGGTTGATGCGCGGTGCGTCAGTCGTGTCCATTCCATTCAATGTGAGCAATCTCGGCACTTCGATCCGGTTGACGGCATCCGCGAACCGGTCTAGGTAGGAGTCAATCGCTAATGAGAAGACTGCTTGGTTGATGTTTGCTAGAGCATAGCTGCCAACCTTGCCAGAAGGTAGCAGGAAGTGAGCGGCGTTGACAGGCTGGAGAATGGCGTGATCCTGTCGCTGCAATAGAGTATTGGCTTCGAAGGAGCGAGATCCAGCGCCCTGGGGCATGGTGTACTTGTAGCCTGGCAGACCTATGAGTGCTCCCTGTTGCCCTTTATTGACTCTATCTCTAAGACCATCCAGTCTTTTTCTGAGCTCAATAATTTGTTTGTCAGAGCTATTCTCATTTATATTTGGTGCTTTTCCACCTTGTGGCTCAAATACGGCAGGTGCATTGAGCGTGCGCCGGAGACCGAGCAGCGCGATCGGTTCCATGTCCTCGCGGCGACGGTACGGTGCGTATGAAGGATAGAATGAACTACGACCCAGTATGCCGTATTCTGGCTGATGGGTCACGACTAGTAGAGAATTCGATGATATCTCCGATGTAGATCGGAAGTTGTCCGACGTCTGCCGCAATCCGACGAATTCGTTGTTATCATCCACCAACACTTCATCGATGGAATAATATGGCCGGAAGCTAAAATTCTCCCACAATACTTCAGCGGGGTTGTCAGAATTGTACGTTACCTCGAATATTGCAGCGCCGTAGACCGGTGCGAGCATCGCTTGGCTCACGATGCGGGTCCAGCCNCCGCTATCGCGTGTNAGCAAGTCGATTGCTCTGCGAAGTAGTTCTTCACGCGGGTCCGCGTCGTTGGGCTCATCCTTCTCGCCGACCCACCAATTGACACGCGAGCCGAGGGTGCCGACGACGTTGCGGAATGAACAGACTTGAGGGTTGGACTCAATCATTCTGACGAACCGGATGTAACCCTCAGAGGTACGTAATTCTTCGATGTAGTGTTGGTCGTCACCGCCCAGGGGTGACATGTAATAGCTGTCATAAATATCATCAAGCAGTTCTTCTCCACCGCGCGGTTCATCGCCGCTGTCAGGCGGTGGATCCTCGACCCGGCGAAGGGTTTTGACCCCTAGTTCTGAAAATGACATGTTTCTATACTCTAGCTCATGTCAACCCAAATAGTCAAATTCTAATTGCTTATGCAAGCATTTCGTTGAGGGAGAGCCATTGGTCCAGGTCGAGTGTNGGTTTGGGCGTATAAATTTCGTACCGCGCTGCATCGCACGCATGATCCTTGGTCTTGACAGGCTTATCTTCTCCACGTTCAGCGGCCTTCGGATCCCAATGGTATTCACCCATTTCTTTCTTCAGGTGCGGGCAGTTGCCAATCGTGTACCGCTTGTTGACAAACGCGGTCGCCGCTGCCTTCAACCCCTCGACCACGTCGTTCTCTGCATCGACCCAGTCGAATCCCTTTCCGCTCATCTCCTTCTGGAACCCGGCACTAGTGGATGGGTCGCCGATCAGCGGTACATCTCCATCCGGTACATATTCTCTCACCCACTCGCTCGTCTGCTCCGCCTGCTCGACTTCGTTGATTGGACCGTGCACGTGAGCGTCGTATATCCGCTCCGAAACAAAGTGGCTTCTTTGTTTCCCATGTGCGGTGAGCAGTGCGGCGAAGGTGCCACTGGATGCCCAGTCGACGGAAACCGACCACCGCTGCACGGGATCCGGCATGTCACCGCCGTACCACTCTGGGAATATCAGACCGGATAGATCCGCCCACTCGCCGTCAGCCAGCCTTGTCTTCCAATGACCTGTCAAACCACGTTTAATTCTCTGCTTTACCTCCTCGCTGAGCGAGGGGTTGTCATCCATGGTGTATTTGACGGAGACCGCATCGTAGTCTTCTGGCTTATCAATGACTTGTTTCTTGAACCAATGTCCGGTAGCAGCGGGGTTCATGCTGCACCACATCTTCGCGCCTTCAACGCTGAGACGCGTCCACACCATCTGAAATACGGATTCTGGAATTCGGACTACTTCGTCGACGTTAGCGGTCGCGAGCGTCATACCCGCCACCCGGTCGGCAGCGCGCTCGTCGTTGCCACCCATAATCCAGATCTTGGAAACTCTGCCTCCTGGACGGGGAACGCGCACGTGCCGGCCGCCGACGCCGGAGATCTTAGGGCGATAACCGAGAGATCGCAGGATAGAGAGCGTGCCGATGGTGGAATTAACGACGTTGCGCATCGCGGACGTCTCAGTGACGCCCATGACTAGGTGGTCATGATACGGGAATTTGGCGAGAGCGAATGCAGCGTGGGCAGCGGCCGATGCGACGGTCTTGCCTGAGCGGACTGCACCGACGGCGTTAAAGAGAACGTGGGGAGAGGTTGCGTGGTTTATGGCGAGGCGCTGGCGCGGGGACATCATGAGAGAACACCGAAACTTTTGAGGATGAGGAGGAAGGAGTGGGTCACCGTTAGCTACCTT